CGGTAGTTATCCAACGATTATAAGTCTTTTTACCATTAAGAAGGAAAGGATTATTGCGAGTATTGCGAATATAAGCATTATATATAGCCTCATAAGCGCGGAAAGGATAAGCAGACACCTTAATAGCCTTTTCGGTGGTATTATAAACCGAATAATAAGGAGTAGAAATACCAGAAACAGGACGAGCGAAAACCAAAGACGAATCACCAGAAGTATTATAAGAGAATGTCAAACTAACATCCGTAGAGCCGAGTTTACCACCAAGATTGAAAATATCATAAATGCTACCCGTAAAGCCAAGACTAAAAGCATCATCTTCATTGATACCCATATTGGGGAAATTAGCGATATTAAAAGTAGCTTCAAACGAAAATTTAACACGATAATTCGTATCAGTAACATAAAAAGGCTCAAAGAATGAAACCTTCTGTGAAGCATCAAACGGCAGACCAATATCACCAACAGGAGCAGGAGTTTGTTTTTTCTTAAAAGTAAGAATAACAGGAGTTTTAGAACACTTTGTGAAATTAACAAACTGTTCAGCAGTCTGACGAGCAGAAGTACCTTCGATATTCAAGGAACCAGTCCATTTGATACGGAAAGTACCAGCATCTATCATCTCCTTGGTAAAATAGAAAGTAATGATAGGGGAAAAGAAAGAGTAATCATTACCAACAGGCATATAGCATGAATTGTCAGAATAAGAAATCTGCGAAGTGAAAGGGCCATTCACGTACTGCATAACAGAAAAACGCAGTTCGGGTAAATCACCCTGTTTAGTAGCAGAACCAAAGATAGCAGTAGCACCTTTAGTTGAATCAATCAAAGTGCCAACATCCATAGCCTGCCAATTGGTATCAATATTAGAAACAGGCATACCAATATAATCACCTAAACCAGATTCAGATAAAGCACCACCTTCAGAGAAAGACTTACCACTAAACTTAATAAAAGGCGGCTGATATTCTTCTGTATTATCAGCAGAAATAAAATCCATATAATCCTTCCAAAGAGTACGCAAAGGAACTTTATAGAAAGACAAATAGGCTTTCATCTTCGTCTGGATAGGGAACATCATAGGCATGAAACGAAGACCAAACTCTGGCTTAATGCGGATAGAGCTATTAGGCGGTACTAACTCCGTAAAAACGGGAGTAATACGACCTAAATCTGTAGTAAAATTGTTATCGTGTGACCAATCAAAGCTATTGCGCTTAACATCATTTTTAATGTCACCGATTTTATTAAATACACTTGCCATTACTTAAATGTTTGAGGTTGAAAAATTGTTGTAGAATCCACAGAAGAAGAAGAACTGCTCTCGCTGGACTGAGTAGAGTTGTTATTATTCTTTTGTACCGAGAAGGTTACCGTACAGGACGGCAAGAACCAAAGCAAAAGCGAAAGACCAATAACGACAAGCGCATACACAATATAATACACTACGAGGTTAAAAGTATTCTCGCCATCTATTGCGCTCAACGGAGAGGGCAATATTTTCCGCAAGAGCGTCAAAATTTGTTTTTTTGTCACCATATTTCTTTTTAAATATTTCAACACGAGATTTTAAATACTGCTCTCGACTGCGAAAATACGAATCATCTATCTTGACCTCCAAAACTTTTCGTGCTAAAATATCCAAACGTTCTATTAAAGTGTACATATATTCGTTAAAATACTCACGAGATTTTATCCAATTACCGATATTAATGTGAGGCACAACAGGAGAAATATATTCACGAACATGAGCATAAGCCTCAGCCCATTTTTTACGCTTGAAGGGATCGCAGAATACATCTGTATAGTATTGTAACTCACCATCGACAAAACGATCCATAGGATAAAGACGGTAAAGCTGTTGGGCACATTGTTCAAATAATGTAAAAGTGTAACAAAAATCACGAACTGTCTCATATTCTTTCGATTTTAAATAAGAAGACGGGGAGGGTATTAATGTAGATTTTACCCAAAAATCTATGGGCATATAAAAAAGCTTACCCGAACCAGTAACACGGTCAACAACGGGAAGAGCTTCGAGAGAGGGGTTACTCAAAATTTCATCCTTTCGAGCACGGATATAGGCAGAACCGATACCACCACCTCGATTAGAGGCGGTGCGAAAAGGAGGCTCGCAGGTAGAATGAGGAGCATTAGAACCTTTTACCATATATTTAGTGATATAGGCAGGTGCACCAGAATTGGCAGGAAGAACCTTTATTGATCCGATCGGATACCGACGATAAATAAAAGCTCCTGACGGATAACGTAAGCGCGCGCCAGTGCATAGATGCGCAACAGCCGAGCAGGAATTACGCTCTTTATATTGATTGAGCGGACAGGATCGACATTTACTATAAAAAGGTATGCGTTTACCGTTTTCGTCAATCTGGAAGAAAGACCATGCTTTTTGTATAAATGATTGGACTTTAAGTATATCCTTAAAATGCGTAACAGGGAAACCCCACAAAAGTAAATGATAATGAGGTCTTTTGGTTTTAGAGCCGTACTCGCCACACGCGAGATAGCGAAGCGAATGAGAAATAGCCTGATTATCAAGAAGAGAGCGTAAACGCTTGAAAAACAATTGCAAATCCAATTTTCGAAGTGTTTCATAGCCATGTTCATTTTTGGGAAGATGTTCGGGATTATAAGTGAGTGTAATAAAAAGGGGTGCAGAACCAGTAGTCTCTGTTTCCATGATAGCGCGAGTAGCCAAAGCATTAGCTTTACGTTTACAGCAGATAATGCAAGAACCACAGGGAACAGCGATATAAAGAGGGATCATATCACCAGTTTCAGAATTTAAAAGATAACAATGCTCTATGTCAGATAACTTAATAGACCATTTTTTCGGGGAGTATTGACAAGGCTCGAGAACAAAGGTCTCCATAATCCAAGACTGACAACGATCGCGTATATAAATACGATCAAAATCCAAGGCTCTTTTACGAGCCTCGGGATTAATAAGAATAACGGGATGCAAACATTTTATTTCCATAATTAAAAAGGGACATTAGAAACCGACAAAGCACAGCAGCCTGTATAATCAATATCATCTGGGACAAATTCAGCGGATACGGAATAAGCAATAATTGAACCAACAATAGGCTCAAGAACATGGTCACGATAATAAGCCATCTCGGCAGTAGCTATATCTTTAGATACATAATAACGAGAACTATAAGAACGACGAGCAAAAACAGACTTACCAGCCTTAACACCAATGAACTTAGTGTAAACAATTGTAAAATAATAAACTGTATTCATAATCTTTTTTTTTAATGTGAGACAAAGGTAAAACCAGAACAGAAAGAAACCAAGAGGACGGTCTATGTTATAAAACATAAACCGTATATTTTTTCCAAAATGCTAAGGTATCATTTGCAACTTCACGTCAACATGTCAGTTGCGCTTATATTATCAAGAGGGATAGAGCCCGCTCTAACCGCGGTGGGACAATTCTACTCATTTTTATTGGTTTAGGGTACGCGCGTCTATTGTTGGAGGTAAACGGATAAAGCGAGGCGAACCATTAGCATTTACAGATACATCTATCCTGTAACGCGCTTGGCTCGCTTCGCTCGATTCGCTCACGCTCATTTGGTATATTTCGCCACGCCTAAAGGCTCGCTGCATTAATGGATAATGATTTGCGCCAAAGGCGATTAGCGAGACTATTTTTTACCATGACGTAGGAGTTTTTTCGCAATGCCGCCAGGGGACGGAAGCCAATCAGAGGCAACTTGCGAGATATGGTACAGAGACTGCGTAGCCTGATTAGCTACGGTGACGATACGCTGGGCATCATCATACTTTTGGTCCTGTTGGAGTTTAAAAACAGCAGCATCACGATGAATATCAATACTATTGGTATAATGCTCGACTTGAGTCTTTTGAGCATCCGTAAGACGGATATTTGCTTGCTTTAGAGCAGTATCGGTGTCGATATTATTAACTTTAGCATACATAGTTACAAGGATACTCTTTGCTTCCGCTTCGGAGAGATTAACCTTTGCATCTGTTTCACGAACACGACGTGCGAAATCCTCACATTCAAGGTCAAAACGACGGTTATTAAGGATAGCAGCAGTACGAGTAGCAATAGTAGAAGCATCCAAATTCGCAGTACGAGACCAAGTTTCAGATATTTGAGCCTTAAGAAGATTAACGTGCTCGTTAATATCATTAATTTCAGAAATCAGCTTACTTTTCTGACCTTCGGTATATTCAGCCTGTGCCTTCGTCAACTGGACTTCCAAGCCAGACATCTTTATAGCATTGTCAGAAGAAGCGGCCTTAACAAAATTATCAATATTAAGAGAGGTTACCTCACCTTCCTTTTTTGAAGTATCAGCCTTAATATTATTCGTTTCAGCAAGAGTCTTAGCATAGGCAGCACCTTGAAACAAAGATTCCATAGCGGTAGGGGTAGCCATAATAGGGCCTGCAACATCAGCAGGGGGAACAGAGGACGCAGGAGCAGTACCAGCAACATTACTATCAACAAGACCAGCAGCACCATTACCGTATATAAGATCGGGATTCAAACCAGCATCCTTTAAACGTGACATAACGGCAGAAGGGTTATTATACGCACGTTCATCAGCAAGATTGGCACGCTCATTATTAGCATACCAACGAGCCATTTTTTCAGACCAAGCACGGGCTTGCGCGTTTTCCTCTTTTTGTGCAGCAATGGCGCGCTTTTGGCGTCTACCAGCTCCAATAGAACCGAAGATACCAGAAGCAACGCCAGCACCAGCATTTAAAAGAGATGCGCCACCAGCACCAGAGCCCAAAAGGGCAGTTAAAGCAGCAGCACTCATAAAATTACACTTTAGATATATGAACAAATTATGTCAAATGATCGCGTTCACGCTTACGCGCCTTCATAATACGAGCTTTAGAAGCCTGGGAAGTTTCCCAAAGAGTATTGCGATCCGCGTCAACCTTTAATTCCGGGGGAACATCCAAACCAGAATCAATGTTATAAAAACTATTGGCATTAGGAACAGACACGGGGATACCTTGACGAGCAAGACGTTCAATATCCGAGGGAGTAACAGAGAGACCAGAAACAACAGGCTCATCAGAAGATGATCGCACAACGACAACGCGATGATACGATTCATTGGGATTAATACGAGATAAAACTTTCATAAAAATTACTCTAAACGGGGTACAACAACTCGAGAAATAGGTAACTGTGCGGTACAATCAAAATGAATCTGACCAAGAATTTTATCAGAAACCTCGGTAACAGAGAACACATTATTGACACTGCCAGGCTGCATAACAGTAAAACTCTTACCAAGTTCGGGCGCATTCTCGAAAGAGCGGAACATGATAAAGTTACGCAGAGAAGATAAGAAAAGACCGTGAGCGCGGTCAACCTTTTGAACATATTCATACCAGGGACGCTGGTAACCAAAAACCGTATTCAAATCCTTACCAGATTCAAAAGCCTGAATAGCTGCCAACTCCTTAAGGTATATAGGCTGATAACCAATGTGATCAAACTCGGGATTAAAAGAATCGAGACGTTCACGATAAGTCAACCATTTAGGAAGAATACTATCATAAACAGGCATAGGCATCACATACATAATGCCCATCACTATGCTTTCCTCGTCACAGAAAACAGATATGCTACCGTCAGAATTACCAAAACAAGTAGCGAGACCAGCTTGAGAACCGAGAGAACCAACATAAGAGCCACTATCAGTAGTTTCAACCGTTTGGGTGATAGGATTGACTATAATATCACGAGTAATACCACCAAGATATTCGGGCATATTTAAAGCATCATAACGAACATTTACATCAAAACGACCTTCAATGATTTCCTTGTAAGAAAAACCGCGGAACTGATTCAATTCCAAATAACGCTGATAAGCATTAACATTACGAAAATCGTTGATAGAAATACCAGAAGTAACAGGAGATACGAGAGACTGCATATTAACAGCTTCACCAGCCTTAAGAGGCGTATAATTAACGCCCTTAAGAGCCTCACCATTACTTTCAAAATCAACTTTAAAAGCATTACCTTCCTCGTCGACGATAGCAGTATTAACAGTAGTAACAGTATGACCAGCCTCATTAGTAGAAACAGTTTCATAAGTTGTTAAACCAACAAGAGGAGCGACACCCTGTTGCGGAGCAGTAAGAGCAGTGGTGTAAGCATCCGACTGCCAATTAGCATACAAAAGATCGAGAGGAGTAAGATGATCCTCACCACCTTCGTCGGTAGTTATCCAACGATTATAAGTCTTTTTACCATTAAGAAGGAAAGGATTATTGCGAGTATTGCGAATATAAGCATTATATATAGCCTCATAAGCGC